GCTCTCTTGTCTGCAGGGTCTGGCATCTCAGTTAGTTCTTCCCAGTCGATTCTATAAGCCGAGTAGTTACCGCTGTTTAGGTAATCAATCAGGTCTTTATCTGTTCTGTCGATAGGGAACCAGTCGGTATCCCTGCGGAAAAAGAGCCCGGTTATACCGTAAAGAGCTAGTGCTTCTACTTTTCCTTTGGAGTCATTGACGTAGCAGTATAAGGTGACCACTGAATCAAGATCAAAACTTTCGGCGTTAGCCATGGGTATCCTACTCTAGGCTAGAAGATATCAAGTACCATTCTAGCATGCTGGTATAGTTTATTAGTTCTCTTCGTCTAGTAGACGGGCCTGATAGTACTCTTGAAGACCAGGGAATGTCGAGGCCATTGCTTCAATGTCTTCAATGTTTAGTTCATCTAAGTCAATCGTTTCGGTTGTAGAGCCGTCAGTCTTGTCAATGATCATTTCGATGATGTGTTTTCTTTTCTTTTCAGCCATATCTATATCCTACCTTAATTTACATCTGAAAGTATACCAGCGGACTGTAGATACTCTAAGAATATAGAGCTTGCTTGCCCGGTTTGTATGTATTTAGCAAAAGACTCTGCAAAGTGCTCTTGAATTGAAGTGTTACCATACTTTGTTATAAACTCGCCAAAAGAGTCTGAATAGCTGCCAGGCCCAAACTTACCGCCTAGGGATCGGTGAACAGTGTGGCCAAACTCGTGAGTAACCGTGTCGCCGATTGGGTTGTCAAAGCCCTCTGGAGCTCCGCCAGCCTCTAGTAGTCCGTTATTGACTAAAATGCTAATTGGCTCCTCGCCTAAGAAGGATATATTTACGCCAAGGACATTGTCCTTGATCTCTCTCGGAGAGTTATTACTCATGCCTCGAGCTGCACTCTGGTACAAAGCGAGGAATTGCTCTTTTGTAGACGCTATCCGGATTGAATGAAGATCTGGGTTAAAGCCCTCTAGGGTAGCGGTTGCTGCAAACTTCTCTATGTCACCAAATGATTTGAAGTATTTAGAGAGATTCCCCTGAGACACACCAAGGTCTAGTAGATTACCTTCACCTTTAGCCACGTCAAACTGAACGGTACGAAGAGCGCCGTCTTCTCTGGTGTAGGTGGCTGGCTCTTGAGTGATCTGGTTGATAATCTGCTGCTTGCTCTTCAGAAAGAACCCGGAACTCTTTGCGCGACGTAGCTCGAGTAGAGTTTTAATTTCTGCTTCAGATAGGTCTGGGTACTCTTCTCTAGCTTTTGCAACTAAGTTGTCATAAGTTTTCGTATTGAGGTAGGACTTTGCTGAGAATGAGGCTGGATCGTAAGACCATCCCTCTGGGGCCTTATCTGCTAGACCAGCAGCCATAGCGTCTAGCTCTACTTGAATCTCCTGGTTGAGATTTAGCTGTGTCTCCTCATTGCGCTTAGCGCCTTTAGGAAGCGTAAACTCTAGAGATACCGTTTTTGGCTTCTCAACCGTTGCAGGATCCGTTGAGAACTCAACTGGGTCCAAGTCAAAGTTAGGATCTGACTCTCCTTCAAAAGTACGTGCATCCTCTTCGGTCTCTCGGATGTTAGGAGTGTTAAGCACTACCTTAGGTCCACGAGTTTGCCCTGATGCGACAGCTACAGTAGTGACTGCCCCGTCTTTGTCGACATACATGACACCAAATCCATCAGCGCCGTCTTTACCTTTAACAGGGACGACTTCAACAACTTGACCTAGTTTGTTTCCACCTACGCCGTAGAAGCTATCTCCAGGGGTTAGATCTTGAGTATTACCTGTTGCGTCTGGAAGATTTGGCTGGTTAGGGAATCTCAGAGTCGTAGGGGTGTAGATCCCACGGAATTCGCGAAGCTTCTCCCCTGCTGCGCGTCCCTTAAAGTCTGTAAGCTCAGTGTTTTGATCTTTTAGAATCCTGAGCGCGCTGGTTGGCAGGGAGCTCCTCTTGCCGTCCCCGCCAATAATAGTTACGTAATCACCATAGGAAAACGAGTCTTCACTCTGTGCCGGCCTTGCAGTGTTGACTTTTTCTAGTCCAGTAACACGAATTATGGAAATCTCATCGATATTATTCTTGTACTCTACAACCATTCCAACTTCTACGGAGTTTAGTCCGTCAATCGAAGTTCGCGGACTCTCTCTAGCTTCGGGGTTATCAAATTGTTGCCTCCGTATCGAGGAAGATACAGACGAAACCATACCGCTAAATTGCTGAGCTTCTTTTTGAGTACTGAACCTTCCAGCGAATAGGGATCTAACAGCTCCCATAGCGACCTCATGGGTAGCTCTGTCCATAGGTAGCCTACCGAACACCGCTCTTAGTCTTTCGAGTGTGGCTTGGTTGTCCCCTGCTATAAATGCATCTATGACTGGCAAAACTTCGGCCCTCAAGCGAGTACCATCTTTTGGATTATAGCTAGCGCTTACACCTGACGCATATTCGTTAGTGTGGGCCTCGATAGTTTTTGCGCGACCCTGAAGTTCAAAGTAGTTGACATTATCAATAGGGTTCATCTCAGGGGAAGTGGCGAACCTCATGGTCTTACGTTCGGTTTCACCACGAATGATGCTTGCCATCATTTGCGGTCCGTTTGTTTTCCCGAACAAGGAGGTCATAGTGTCGCGGCCGTCATAGTGGAGCAGGGTCTTCTCTTCACCGTTAACGTTGTCTTTAAAGTTTAGGATGTACTTGACTTTCTTGTCACCAGTTGTGGCTGCGCGCATCTCCCAGGTTACATCCCGTCCACCAACTTTACTGCGCTCACGCATAAGCACTAGCTGATCCTGGTCATTAAACTTAGAGCCTTTATAGGCGTTCGCTAGAAAGTTGATCATAGCGTTAGGGTCTTTTACTCCTGTTGCCTTGCCCTTGCTGTTAAATTCTACGACTGGCTTACCCTCGTCGTCTACAAGATTCTCCAGGGGACTATTTCTAAGCTCTGTAAGCTCATCCTCGCTAAACACTTGCTGCGTAATGTTCTTGCCGTCATCCTTGCGGCGGATACCTGCACGAGGGGTTACTTTTGGTTCTGGGGCTTCTGGCTCAGGAGTTGTATCCTTACCTGGTGCTTGCTCTGGAACTACTTCTGGTACTACTTCTGGTACTACTTCTGGTACTGGGTCAGGAGCGACTTCTGGAGTTTCCTCCGGAGTTGCGTCAGCTTCTGGCTTTGAAGGAGTTACTGGGGAATCGGCAGAAGGGAGCTCGTTGTCGCTTCGACGCTTCTTGTCAACATACATCTCGGAGTTTTTACCGAGTCTACCTAGAGCGATGCTACCATCTGCTCTTTGAACCTTAAACTCGTAATTGCCTGCAGCATCTTTTTTAGGATTGCTGACAACCACACCGAGCTCATTACCCTTATCGTCACGAACAACATCTCCACGACGAAGCTCTTCTGGGAATTTCAAAAGGGTGCCATCTGGCGCTCTCGAGGAGTCCAGGACGTCAGGTTCTTTTGTATCCTCTAAGTATGACTCGGGGTCACCGAGGTCGTCCCCGTATGCCACGTCTTCCATAATCTTTTTAGCTGCAGTGTCAGCGTTGTCTTCTCCGGATGGCTCGTCGGAGCTTACCTCGTCAATGATGTCGGATACATCATCTCCGGTCTTAGCTCTTTCAGCGACAGCAGGTGCAAGCTTTGCGACAGGCTCTGCGTCACGATCTGCCTTACGATCGGAGTCTTCATCATCGGTGAGCCCGTTAGTGGCTAGATCAATGTCAAGCTCGTCAGCCTTCTCTGGAGACATCTGCTCTAGAGTCTGAGGCATATTAGCCAGGTCTGCTGGTAAGTCTGCCTGTAGGTCTGGGTTTATGCCCTTCTTGCGAAGGAAGTCTTTATCGATGTTTGCAACGTAAAGCTCAGCGTTAGAGGACTTAACGGTTAGAACCGTGTTATCTTCTATGCCGTATTCTTCATAGCCCTCGCCGGCCAACATGCGGATCTCGCCAGAGGTGTCGGTACCACCGATTGCGCGACCGCGTACATTTGTAGATGTGCCATCAGGCAGACTCAGTCCGGCAAATAGACGGGCACCAGTAATTACCCAACGGCCTTTTTTATCACGAGGCTGGAGTTTGACTCTAGCGCGGCGCGCAGCGGATGAATTTCCGTCTGCAAGAATCGTACGAAGGTAAGACATTAAAATCCTCTAAATATAGGCTTAGCTAAATTTTACCCTAATTGAGATAAACTTAGTTGTTAGGTAGTACTTGCTCTATAAACGAGACAGTAGTCTCGGATAAAGCACCTGTCTGTAGTAGGTGTGAAAGTCGTACTTTCGCGTGCGTTTGAGTGACCATATCCGCCTGTGAGTTGACAGACGCAATTATTGCATCTGCGGATGAGGGGGATATTTCAGGGGCTCCTGCGATCCATGTTGCTGATGCAGTTAAGCCTCTGGACGGGTGTCCGGTTGGGAGGTAGTCAACATACTCTGGGCCAAGCTCATATTCTGAGCTGACGCCAAATGCTGCTGCCTCTAAAAATCCATTTAGTGCCAGACGTATTGAATTCCCAGCGGTGAAGCTGTCCTGGTCGATGTACTTGTTGTGAGCATAAGCGGCAACCATAAACGCAGACATAAAGTCTACGTGTCTTGACTCTCCAACCTGAGAGTTGTACATGGATAAAGTAAGCCCAATTTCAGCAGAGCTAACCAAAGTGTCTGGGCCATCTACAAAGTTCTCTGAGGATGCATCCATTGGCACACAGTTAGGAACCATGTCCCCGCCTTTGCCCTTCTTCATGCCAATCTGGACATAACCCTTCCAGCATGGGTCGTCAGAATCTTTCTCTAAAGCTGCTTCGGTATGCGCTGAATCTTTCATCAGTTTGCCGTCTGGCATATAGTGATAGCCCTTAGGGGCCTTCTTCTTATCTTTGTCTAGATTCTCTGCAGGAGCTGCGTAGCCACCTGAAGCTTCGGTACTTGACTCTGAGTTTAACATTTAACGGACTCCTAAAAATGCCTTGATTTGCCAGTTCCACATCTTGTGCATGTCAATACGTCCTGCAAGGAAGTCCATCAGTCCCTGCTCATTAAACTTTTCTGCCTCTGCAAGTGCCTCGAATAAAGAGTGCATTAGCGAATCATTAACCCTTTTGGCTGATTGAAGCAGAAAAGTAGTAGAGGATCCGTCTAAACGCTCTTCCTTGATGGAAGTCATCTCGGCGTAGTCGAAAATCAAGTACGGAGCAGGAAATCCTACTTTGAGGATGCTCTCAGCTAGGGGGTCAATCGAACTGTCCACGTCCTTATAGAGAGTTTTAAAGAATTTGTGGTACTCACCAAAGTCAGGTCCGAGCACATTCCAGTGGTAGCCGTGGAAGATGAGCTTGGCAGTGACCATGTCAGCCAGTAATTTTGCAAGCTTCTCGGCTATTACAGGATTGCGCTCTTCAAACATCTTAAGCCTCTGGCTCTGCTAGTGGCGGTGGTGACTCAGCTTCTTCTGCAGCTGGACTCTCTGCATCAGGCGTGTTGCCTGAAAGTAGCTGGTCTATTTCTGGTGGAATTGCTGCGCCATTGGCCTCCTGCATTCCGCCACGAATGCTCTCCATTAGCTCAGGGGATACACTCCTTAGAAGACCCTCTGTGAGCTCAGGAGTAATCTGACCCTTCTGGGCAATAAGACGTAAGGCGTACTCCCTAGGGTCTGGAGCATCCGACTCGGAGAATCCGTGCGCACGACGCCATGCATCGTAAGATACGGCCATCTTGTCGAAACCTACGTCGGCATCTGTAGCACGGTCATTGCGGGTAGCAACCTGCGATGGATCGTACCAGATACATACTTTTGCAACTTCTGACTCTGAGTAACCGTTAGCAATTAGGAATGGACGTAAGTACACAACAGTAATAGCATCAGAAATAAGTAGCATTAGAGGCTCTATGTGAGCTTTGTAGAGGCTTTCGTCAATCTGTAAGGCGTTAGAGTACTTAACGTTGGCAAGTCCGGTCACGATGTCCTTGGGGACGTCTAGGCCCTGCATAATGCGCTCTAGAACACGATCGGAGCGCTCAGCAAGCGCTGGGTCGAAAGAACGTTCAAATTTGAACTGCTTGATCTTGTCGCCAAGCTCTGCTGGGCCACGGATGATCAAAGGCACGATAGCAGACGCGGAGTCTTCGTCCTTAATCGGGGTGGTCATTGCATCGATTAGTTGATCTTCGAAGTCGTCTGCTGCTTCATCTGCGGTGACGCCTTCGTTGTAGTTTCCTTCTTCATCATATGGGTAGTCGGGGTCAGGCGATGCAGCGACCGATAGACCATCAGGTAGATAAAGAGCACCAGCGTTGAGACGAGATCTTGCAGTCGCACGGAAAGTCCTATTCAGTAGTAGTAGTTCGGCACAGAGGTCTAGTAGGCCTCTTAGGGATGAATCAGATTCCTGGCTGTAACGAGGGTGAGCTCGCCAAATGCGGCCAACAAATGCAGTCTTAGGCAAGGCAATAGCATCAAGGTTACCTTGCGCCATCATAGAGGAACCACCGCCACCAGCATCCCGGCGGGGGTTAATTATATAGTTACCCTTTTGATCTACCTGTAACTCATCAGTTGAGCGGACGTCCCATGACTCCGGGAGACCCGATCCAATACGCTCTGGGATCTGAACCAGGTAGCATTCTCCGGTAACTTGCAAGTTTAGAGCAGCATCCTTTAGAAGTCCAGGTTGCCCGCCGTAAGCAGAGCTTAGGCGGTCGAGTGCACGTTCAGAGGCTGCAGCTAGTCTAGGATCAATTGCCTCGACCGTGTTTATGGGTGATGGCGCTTCATTGGGGTTGCTGACACCGGCGGCATACAGACGAATTCTTGAGACAACAGACGCAACTAGGTTGAAGGCATACTTAATCTCACCAATTGCGTCGTAGTACTCCCAAGCTTCTGACTGCCAAGCGGAGGCAGCAGACTGCCTGCGAGCCTTAAAACGCTCAGCTTCGCTTTTATCATCTAACTTCACCTGAGAAGCAGCGGCGGTCATTGCACGAGGTGTGTTAAAAACTTGTGGCTCAGCGTAAACGATTCCAAAAGAGTCAACAGATACGCCAGGAGCGACCCGCGTTGAGTTCTTTGGAGCAGCAGCACGTACGTTTGAGTTCGAGGCTCGTGACGCTTGACTCTCTGCTGATTCTTTTTTGAAAATACCCAAGATGGGCTCCCTGTCTGTTTAGCGCTCAATCCAAGCGGAGATAAGTCCGATCAAGGCGTATAAAGCCAAGACTAATGATACCACAAAGGTAAGCTGAGGTAAAATGGATGCTCCAGACACTAAAGCACCTGCTACCCAAAATCCGGTACACCAGTTACATGTAATCAGATATCCTAGTTTTGTGGTCGGGGGCCATTTGGCCCATATTTTGTTCCTAACCCCATCGGCAATAACCGACGTAGTGATTATGTGAGTGCCACCGTAGGCACCAAAAGCTAAAATCAAGAAATTAACTAAGTCGATAGTCATGTCAGTCCTTCATCGATCCGATTGTATTGTACGGGTTCCAGCCACGGAGGCGAGAACCGCATCCGCAGCCTGTATCTTTCTTAAATGCTAGCATCTTTCCGGATGATGTGACAACAAAAGAATCTTTTGTGACCTCTTTTGATGGAATAAACTCAGTATATCGCTCTCTAAAGACGATTTGTGGCCCTTCCGGAGCGTCTTTTGCGACAATAACATGATCTTCAGTGACAATGACTCTAGTTATTTCTAAATACGTTGCGCCCCCGGTGGGCTCGTAGCTTCGGAGTGTAGTCACATCGTCATACTGGCCAGTATCAGCAGCGACCAAGTGGCATGGAAACCTATCCATTAGGACCTTCATGCTACCTGACCCTAAATACGCGACCAACATTGCCAGTATTTGGTCTAGCGACACCCATTTTACGATCTGCGAGGCTTTTTGCACGTAATTTACCACCAGAAAAGCCCGGCGGGGGTTTAATTAGCAGCGCGGTCATGGCGTGAACCATTGCATCGATCCGGTCAGGGGACTTACCTTCTCCTGGAATCCAAGAGTACATCTGAGATTCTAATTCTGGGAGGTAGTTGACGTGGTGAACTCGTCCTTGCTCGTATGCAAGAAGAATTGGCTCTGCTCTTAGCTGTTTTCCGTACTTTGAGTGGACCTCGAGGACTTTAACGCTGGGGTCAATAGAGTTGATGGCATTTCGTACAAGCGCGCCACCTTGATTAACTTCGGCAACAACGGGACAACCCCACTTGCGAGCCATTTCAACAACTTTACGGGCCCAGGTGTCCGGGGAACCATGAATTGAAGCGTCCTCAAGAACCCAAGCATTGCGCTTATAGAGGTCGTGTTCTGCAGTCGATGCGCAGACAACAATACCGCACTCGTCGCGGGGATTCTCAGCAACTGAAGGGTCGACGCCGATAACACGTAACGGGGTAGACGCAGGGTAATTAGTGTGTCTAGCTGCTTCAACTAGCTCTTCGTTCCACATTGCGCCTTCTAGGTCGTCAAGCATCTCTCCATAGAGCTCTTGTCGAGCTAGCGACGTGCCTTCGTAGACGCCCATAATAGTCTCAAGATATGCGCCGGAGAGGTTTCCAGCGTTATCCATTGTGGAACCTTTTGTGACAACAACCTTAGCTGCGGTCTCTCGATCGGTGCGAGATTCTTCAATAAGTTTGTAGAGAAGCGGAGTGCGCTTCGGAGTGGTGGTGGCCAAGATCTGAGGATTCTTACCAAGACGAGTACCGACTCGTAAGTTGTCAAAAGCAGTCATGCCCGCAGCATCTGGGGTCTGCCGCCAAGCGGCAACTTCGTCGCCCCATGCGTGACTAAATTGTGGTCCACGCAAACCATCAGGTTCGTCGGCAGTGAAGAGCGTTGCAGTATTACCGTTCGGCCAAGTTAGGCGCCTTTTAGACGGCTCGTAGTGTGGCTTCTCTGAAGGAGGGGAGATGTTTATGATTCCGGATTCTCCCTCGACGATTACGTCTCGAACGTCAGCAGCAGTACGAGCAACAAGTGCAAACCGACGTTGACCTTCAGTTGTGTACTTTGCCGTCTCGCGAACCCACTCGGAGGCCATTCTGGTTTTTCCAAATCCACGCCCGGCAAGAACCAACCAAACATTCCAGTCGTCAGTAGGAGGAAGTTGCTCGGGGCGCGCCCAAACTTTCCAGTCCCAAAGTAGAGCGTCTGGATCAATCCCCTCGAGTGCAGCAGCCTGCTCCTCTGGAGGGAGCATAGCAATAAGTTCCATAATACTTTTAGCCATAAGGTCTCCAGTCTAGCGCATAAAAAGTTAAACAAAAACCCCTTGTATCTCTACAAGGGGTTTTCGATGTTGATCTGCTAAAATAGATCTGCGTTCATCACCTTTGTCCATGCTGCAACAAAATCCTGAGCAAGCTTCTCTAGGCCATCAGCTGAAGCGTAGACTTCGGCGTAAGCGCGGAGAACAGAGTTAGATGCAAACACTAGATCTGCACGGCTAGCAGACATCATTAGTGCCTCGCGTGTGTCCCTACTGAAAGCCGAATACGAAGTTCCGTCCTGGCTAGGTACCCAGACGATGTCCATATCAAGGAGGACTTTGAAGTAGTCATTGTTAAAGATACCGACGTTTTCAGAGAAGTCACCGTGCTCCCGCACCGCGCCCGAAACAGCAAGTCCACGAAGTCCGCCAACCAAGGCAGTCATCTCGACCGGTGTCAAGCCCAAGAGTGCAGCCTTGTTGATCAGGTGCTCCTCTAGGGTAACTGCAGCACTTGGGTGGCACCAATTAGTAAATGCATCTGCAACCGGGTATAGATAATTAAAAGACTTTATGTCAGTCTGCTCTTGAGTTGCATCACCACGGCCGTCGTAGAACGGGATGTCTACGTGAACAGAGGAAGCAGCAAGTGCCTTCTTTATAGCGTAGACGCCACCATAGACAATCAAGTCAGACATAGAAATTTCACCACTGAACTTGTCACTAATTACTTGAAGTGCTGCCTGCCTCTCAGCTAGGGTAGTCGGGTTGTTAACTGGCCAGCTTCTTTGAGGCTCTAAGAATATACGAGCACCAGTGGCACCACCACGCTTGTCGGTGTTGCGGAATGATGAAGCAGAAGACCAGGCGGTATTGAGTAAGCCTCGAGTGCTCATGCTGCTCTCCTCAAACAGGCCGTCCAACTCTTCTAGGTCAAAACCAGAAAGAGGAGCATTGTTGTTCTCCTGAACCGGGTCCTGCCAAATTAGAATCTCGGACGGCACTTCTGCACCTTGGTAACGTTCACGTGGCCCCATGTCTCGGTGGGTGAGCTTGAACCAAGCACGTGCAAAGGTGTCAGAGAAGTAGTCAAAATCTGCCAAGAAATCCTTACAGATTTGATCATACTTCTCATCGCCGAAACGTAATGCAAGGTCAGTGGTCAACATGTTCGGAATAACTTTTACACCTGGTAGGTGCGCATGCGGTGCCATGTCCTGCTCTTCGCAATCTATAGGCGCCCACTGGATCGCACCAGCTGGTGATTCGACTTGCGTCCACTCGTACTTGTACATGAGCTCAAGGTAGTTATTGTCCCACTGCGTTGGGTTGGTGCTCCAGGTAACTTCAAGTCCACTGGAGATAGTATCCTCCGAGTGACCCTTGCCCTGAGAGTTTGACCAGCCAAGGCCGACGTTCTCAAACGGTGAAGCTTCTGGCTCCGAGTCAACCTGCGAGGCGTCTCCAGCTCCGTGGGTCTTACCGAACGCGTGACCGCCAGCAATTAATGCAACGGTCTCTTCGTCGTTCATAGCCATGCGAGCAAATGTGACACGAATGTCTGCGGCAGATAGCTTGAAGTCTGGATTGCCATCTGGCCCCTCAGGGTTCACGTAGATGAGCCCCATCTGAACCGCAGCAAGGGTTTCCTCTAGAGTGTCAGCATCACGAGTCTCATCGTAGCGCTTGTTAGCTAGCCACTCTGTTTCGGTGCCCCAATAGGTATTGTTGTCAGGCTCCCAAACGTCGGCGCGACCACCAGCAAAGCCGAAGGTCTTAAAGCCCATGTCTTCGAGTGCAACATTACCCGCAAGGATCATCAAGTCAGCCCAAGATAGTTTCTTACCGTACTTCTGCTTGATTGGCCAAAGTAGACGGCGTGCTTTATCTAGGTTTACGTTGTCTGGCCAAGAGTTTAGAGGAGCGAAGCGCTGTAGGCCTTGACCCCCGCCACCACGTCCGTCGCTCACGCGGTAAGTTCCCGCCGAGTGCCAAGCCATGCGAATCATAAACGGTCCGTAGTTACCGTAGTCCGCTGGCCACCAGCTCTTGCTTTCGTGCAGGATGGCAACAATGTCTTCTTTAACTGCAGTAACGTCTAGGGAATTAAATTCTCTAACGTAGTCAAAGTTTTCAGAGTACGGGTCACTTTTAGAGTTATGGGCAAGTAGTGGTGTCAAGTCCAGTTGACTTGGCCACCAATCTTGATTTGTAGGACCCTTGGTCTTTCTCGCTTCTTGCAGCACACCGTGCGGTACTGGGCAGGACGCCCCTTCGTTTGTGTCATAGCTAGTCATTAGTGGTCCTTTCTATCTTGTCTATGTTGTGGCAGACGTTTCTTGCGATTAGGTCTGCAAAGTAAAGTGAATCTTGTTGAGGAGTAGTGGCGATGCTACCTATTTTTTGCATGTCTATAGGCTGAGCAGTGCCCGAGAAAATTTGGTTAACCCTGGCCGAAACCAGAGCAGCAAACTTTTCCTGTTGTGTCTGCAGGGCGTACATTCTTGTGAGCTCGTCCACTAGCTATCACCTTCTGCCCTGTTCTCTTTTTTAATTGGCCTGTAAACCTTACTCGTGCCAGAGCGAGCTTCGCGGAATCCGTATCGAACAAGTCGAGATTGGAGAGCGCCGTGAGTCACACCAAGTCGCTTTGCCAGCCGATAAAGAGTGACTCCATCTACCCTGTTAGCGTGGTCTACTAGTGTCATGTACTCTTCAGCTTCTGCGCGATACTTAACGCCGTTTGAGCGAACCTGCCTGGCGTACGGCTGAAGCTCTAGCAACCGAGAAAGAATCTCAGGTTTTGGCTCGATGTAGACCGGCCTAATTGGCTCTGGATGAAATGGAGGAGTTGGGATGTCAAACCCTAAGTCGAAATTAAACTCCCTGGCAAGTGCAACGTTAGCCTTTGTGATCTGGCGAATACGCTCCCGAGTCAGCCCAGATGCAGAAGCGACGGCTTCAAATGTCCAGCTGGCACTGACCAATTCCAAGATAAGGAAGTCGCGCTTGCTTTGATCAGACTTTGTCTCCTGGAAAGCCAAGTGAATCTCTTGCGGTAGACGCTGGTTCTTTGTGATGTACTTTTTATTTATAGTCATTTTATGTCTCTATCTTTCTGTAGTTATTTCGTAAATCTGTTTTTTGCGGGAGGCTCTTTTAAGATGACTCTGTAGGAATCTGAAACCAGGTCTTCGATAGAGGATCCAATTTTAACATCGAGAACGTGGACCATTGACTCTATCAGGTGAACCATCTTTTTTATTTCCTCGGTGTTTGATTTTTCTGGGCACCAAATCTCTACGTTGCAGTCTGTCATTTCAAACATACCGCTGGTAGATATTTTGTCTAATAAATCCGTGTAATCTAGAGCGGTAATTGTTGTAGAAGCTTTTGCCATTAGTCATTGTCCTTTTGTTTGCGGTCTCGTACATCAATATCAAAACTATCTTGCGGGCCTCTGAGTACTGCCCAAGCTGCTAAGCCCGTGAGAAGATATCCAAGGATTGCGATTGCAACTAAAGTCACTACTGCAATAAGCCAGAGATCCACGCTAACCTCGTTTTGCGGAAAGGGCTGCCAGTGAGATTGCCACTAATGCGAGCGTGTTGGGGATAGCAGGGTAAGAGTTGCCAACAGTAAACGCCGTTATTAGTGCAGCAATAACCGACAATGCAGCGAAAACGGCAGTCCAAACTATTGAACGTAGGTACAGGTAGAGTTTCATTTGATATCTTTCTTTGGGTAGATGGTACCTAGTAATGGACCAGGGGTCATTTTTCTTTGTCTCTCTATCCTATACGAACGGTAGGTCCGTCTAATCAATCGATATAGCGTTGGCCCGGCTAGTGCTGCAACCAAAACCAACCATGCAATTGTGGTCTCTAAAGTATTCATGGTAGAAGCATACCACTAGTAACGGATATATGCAACCTTGCTATTCTCGGAGTCTGCAAACTGAGTTACGTTCTGAATCAGGGTGTCTTTGTCTGGGTTGAGAGCGTGGATCATTAGACCGCCACCG